TTTTTTTTAGTTTAAATATTAGTGATCAATCACTATAGCCGTTGTTTCAGGTAAAAGCGGACGTTAATAAGGCGGATAGCCTTGAATCAATGTCCTCAATTTCCAAGAAATGAGAAGTTGGCCAGTATCTTTCGTTATCCGATTTCTGACGGACGTAAGGACATGATGTCCATTTCTGGATTTCATGAACCGTCGGAAAGTGGTCGGGAACAAAAGTTGGATCAACGCGGAGGTTGGGATCGAAAAGTCGGTAGAACGCGGCCTGTTTAGGTTGGACTCCATTAGTACGTAAGTACTCATAGATGTCGCGACATAGGCGAAGTAGGCGCTCGTGACGTCCGAGAGATGCATAGGCGATTCCAATACATCGTCCCATTAGGGCGTTGAGTTCGAAGGATCCTGATTCGGGATAGAGCATTTGAGCGATAAGCTTGAGCTCGTCTCGATAGGGTTTTCCAGCGAAGTTGCGGTATCCGAGAAGTTCACAGAAGTCAAAGGACTGGTGAATTTCAGTTGCGTCAGCGGACAGTACAGCGTTAAAGCGTATAAGTGCGCGTTGACTAAGGAATTTAAGAAAACCTGGCACAGCCGAGGGGGGCAAGAACTGTTGGATGGCAGTAAGGCCATCGTCGCCAAGTAACTTCATAAATTTTTCGACGTCGATAATAAATCCGGCGTCAATGAGGATACATAGTAGCATGATTCCATTGATTTTTGAATCGAGGTATTGCGTGCGGAACATTCCGGAAGGAAGTCCATTGCGGACGCGAAACCATAACTTTCCATCTGGCATGAGAATGGGAGATGAGAAGGAGGCATAGGTTAGCCAATTGTATAGATTCTTTAATCTTGTGGGATCAAGTTTTGAGAAGGGGTAGTCTGCGGTTGGCTGATATTCAGTCCAATCGTAGTAATCCTTATCGTTTTCGAGTATGATATTCATCAACTCGAATAGAACACGGTGATCGAACTGTGACCAGTCGGTCGACAGCACGAAAAATCGTGAGAGAAGCGAAGGCTCCATCTCCTGTCGGAGTTTGAGCCATCCGCCAAGCATGGTTTCATAGCCCCATAAAAGTGGGGAGAGACCAGTCTTGAGGTAGTCGTTAAACAGCGGGTATGCGAACATACACTCGGGTAAAAGCTCGAGCTTTGGTACGCCACATACTAAGCGATTCTTTAATTTAGCCAGTCGGTTGACTGATGCTAAACCAGGTCGGATGTGTGCTGTTATCGGAAAGATGTAATCTTTCTCGAGATTACCGGTAAAACATAAACCATCTTTTATCTTGTGGATTGGAAATCTACAAGCATCGAAGATGTAGTTGTACAGGTTGTGAAAGTTCTTCTTTCGGTCGAGGATTTCTCTTCGTTCGAAAAGGGAGTCTAGATAATCGTTAACACGTTGGTCTTGTGTGAATGGTAATTCAGCACTAGTGTTAAGTGGCCATGGGTAAAGTCTTACATCAGCGTAGTGCACGATGTGTAACTTTTTAGATGGGCGGAAAGCCTCATGTATGGCGTTAATCGAATATTGAAGCGTGGTGTCCACTTCAAGTTTGTGATATGGTTGGTTCATCTTTTGGAAGTCTTCGTAAAGTGCATCCAATGATATAGGTGAACGTATGTAACCATTAGTCACGGTTTCGATTTCATTCTTATATAGATGTTTGTCCATGTAGAACTTAATGATACCTTGGTAGGTTAGTTTAGACAATGGGGGGGCAGAGTCTGTTCGGAGATGTGCGGTCCAGTCGGAGTCGGGTAACTTGACTAGGGCAGGTGAGTCGGTGAACGAGAGTCCATTTAATTGTAGGTAGTTTAAATGGTATTCCATTGAATTGTGAAATTATTTGCA